AGGATATGTTGCGAGCAAGCAGTATGTCCTTGATGTAGAAGGTACCAACCTTTTGGATCTTTCCGTGCTACCTAATGTTGATCCATTCCGTTCGTTCTCTGATAGTATTCATGAAGTTCTTGAAGTCTTTGGAATTGAAACCGTTCGCATTGCACTATACGAAGAGTTCTACAATGTATTCATTGATGCCGATGGTGTAGATTACCACCATATGATGATGCTCATAGATTCCATGACGTATCCAGGATTCATTCTACAGGTCGACCGATTTGGAATGAATAAGAATGTCGAAAATGGTGTGCTTGCCAAGTCGTCTTTCGAGGAGACTTCCAAGATTCTGTTCAATGCCGCAATTGCCGGAGAGTTTGATAATATGAAAGGCGTCTCTGCAAACATCATGTTTGGACAGAAGCCTCCATGTGGAACTGGATTTGTGGATATTCTTATTGATGAGACTAAGCTTCCTGAAGGAACCGAGCAGGATCATACGGTATTCGAAGCTGAGCGTCAAGCCGTAAATATACTAGTAGAACAGGAACAGGCAAAAGACGATGTCGTAAATATGGCAGATATTCTCATGGAGTAACTTTAACATCAAACTCCAAATAACTAAAATGCCAATGAATGCTCAGTGTTGCATGAATGCTCAAGATCTTATCGTAAAAAGAATACTTACAGTTTTAAAGAACGCGGATGTACAAACTAGTCTAAAACTTGTTAAAGAATTAAGTAAGATTCATCCAGCGTTTATTGATCTTTTAGATCACCAACTCCAAGATCCACCGAATCCTGAATGATATACAGCTAACGAATCAGGATACTTTTCTTTCAAACAATTATGTAATAATTTTTCATCTCCAGTAATGCACTGATTTGGCGTACCTTTACGGTACTCTGAATCATTGACCATGAAGGGGTAAATTTTTGAAGTTGGAATTACATGGACATTATCGCGAGGTTTTATTCCGCGACGGAAGAAGTACGGTCCAGTAGTTTGATTGATTTTGACATTATCAAAATCTATTTCTTCAAGTGTGGCAGTATGTAACAGGCGCTTGAGAGGAATACAACCAGGGATACACGCAAAGAATCCATTGGACATATACTTGCCTACTTCAGATTTACATTTGAGTTCACATGGATCTTCATTGGCAACAATCAAATCAAAGTTTGAGTGTTTCTTAATATGCGCACAAAACTCAGGACTGATTTCAAATAACGAATCCATATACACTCCTCCAAATCGGTGAAGAATCTCGTACCGCGCTAAATCTGCAACTTGTGCGAACCGCGACTGACCAATATCTTCTCCAGTTTCAATGGCTGTGCGCATATAGTACCAAGTTAAAGGGAAGTTTTCTAACGTCAGTTCTGTATTTGTCGATAATTTGTACTCAAATCCGGAAGCTTCAGCGACCTTCTTGACTCCAGCCATCAAATTGTAGCGAACAGACGTTTTCGATAGAGGAGCTCCAAACCATATTTGGTGAATAATTGGAGTTATGGTTTTGGAGTATTTGATATAGGGTTTCTCGTGAAAGTAATATTCGCGCTCGAGTTTGCGTAACGAAGATCCTTTATTATTGTAAATCTTGTTGCAGATATCTTGAGTAGCTTTGTAAAACTGTAACTGTTCCTTCTTTTCAGAAAGTTCAGAAGCCGTTAAAGTATGTCCTCCAGTAAAAAACTTAGCTTGTGGAAAACGCTCTTTAACCATCCGGTGAACTTTACGATGATGAGCGTGCCCATACTCTCCAGACTCGTTATGTGTGAGTACTAACTTCCACTCCTTGCGAGCAAGTTCATTTAAAGCTTTTTCAAACACTGAGCCATCATAAAGTTCATCGGCTTCTTCGTCTTCTTCAACATACTTATCTTCCACATCAAACATCATAAATTTAGTCACAGCAGCATAAGACATTGTTCTAAAAAATTCACGTGATCGAACAGGATTGTTTATGTTGGTCGAACAAACCACAAACCATCCTGATTGTAACATTAGATTGAGTCCACCCCACAAGACTTCATCGTCAGGGTGTGCGACTATAAGTAGTTTATCTACTTCCATTATTTATTGATTAGAGATCCTTTAGTTAGAGTACGCCAAACCGCCCATGCCGGACATGACACGGAGAATGTTGTAGTTGACAGCGTAGACGCGAACATCCCAGCTGTCGTCGTAGGCACTCTCGGCATTGATAGTTATTTCACCACTTAACGTCATTACAAGCGTAGCCGTATCAATGCGAGAGAAGTTGCATGTGCCTGAAGGCTGGTGCTCCTCTGGGCGTAGAGCAAAAGAGTATAGGTAAATACCTGGCAAGAGGGTGTAGTTATTGTAATATGCTAGACCTCCTCCGGAGTGATGCTGGTACATTTGAACCTTGTGGAAATAGTCACCATAGCGCTTATCTAGACGATCCTGTCCGTTAATCTGTAGCGACTGCTCATATACCGCGTTGCTGTCGTATGTAAACGGCTGTAGACGCGTTCCTGCGCTCTTGGCAGCAATAGCACAGTTTGTGTACGACGTAGGCTGGACAACCCATACGAGCTCCTTAACTGGGTGGTTAAAAGTTAGATCAATACGGTTGTTGTAGGATGAAATACCCTTGTCTTCGTTGTACTGCGTCTGCTCAATGAGATACTCGTGGGACTGCTGAGCCATACGACGGCGCTCCTCCGTGTCGAGGTAGATGTAGTCGACATATATCGCCGCCTGAAGAGGCTCTGGCGTGGATGTGGCGGCAGAAGTAAAATTACCGGCAATGAACTTCTGATCCTGCCACTGGATATTGATCTTGACCTCGTGGTACTGTAGAGCGATGAGGGGGAGTGCGGCACCAGGGTTCTTCGTGTAGAAGAAGGTGAGTGGGATGTATAGAACCTTAGGTAGAGAAGGGCGGCCTGAACCGCTATTGCATTGTTGTGCAGCAGTAACTGTCTGAGAACCTAATCCAGCAATTCCACCATTGACCATGTTCCATGCATTCACTGACTGTGAGTAATTATTTGATAGAGTGTCCCATAGGAACAACCACTCACCGTATAAACGGTCAATGAGCTGACCACCGATATCAAGCTCAACATACTTGATTAGATTGTAACCTAGGCGGCCTTGGTCGCAGTTGTAAACTCCGGCATCGAGAACGACCTCGATGTAAGTTGAGTACAGGAGATCAGCATGGCGACCGAGAATGGCAGAGTGCTTGACTCCCCAGTTTGCCTGGCCAGTTAGATTCACACGAAAAGGTTCCATCGCAAAGTTAGTGTGGCGCTTGAACAGACCCTTCCAGAAGGTAATCTGGGGATTCCCAGAAAGATATGCATCTTGGGCGCCGTAGGCAACGAGCTGTAGTAGACCGCCACCCATTTGTCTTTATATGTTACTTATAATCATTTTTTCCTGAAAACCTCTACTTACGGAGGCGGCGCGTACGACGAGTTCCGCGCTTGCGACGTCCACCCATAGCCGCAGGCGCATCAGGCGCATCAGGCGCAGGCGCAGCAGCCATAGGTGTAGGCGCAGGAGTAGCAGCCGCAGTATCGTCTGATGATGATGATGATGAATCAGTGTGTTCAGCACCACCCTTGTGCTTCTTGTATGACTTCTTCGCCTCCATAATCACCTTCTTCAAACCATCACCCTTCTTGTAGGTGCCACGGCTCTTCATGGTCTTCATTGTCTTCTTGACATGCATTAGCCACTTGTTCGCCATTTTGTTTTAACGCACAGATTTTATATGTTCATCGTTCAGATGGTCACATCATAGATGGGAGTTGTTTTCTGCATGGGCTGGAAAGACACTGAAGGATCAGGTAGAGCTGGCTTCTTGTATTTCTTGGGACGGAGAGGACGGAGTGGGGCAGGTTTTAAGACCAAACTGTTTTCCTGGAACTCGCCAATATAGTTCTCCATCGCCGAATCTATAGAACCATAATTCATCATAATCCACTGGCATCCGTACGAAAAGAGTATTTGGGGATTGAAGTTAACTAAATCGCCGCCAACATCAGGAACAACCATCGTAATATGGTTACGGTTATGGTTAATTAATTCATCGGAATCATGAGGTTGTGATGCCTGAGTATATGTTAAACGGCGTAAATGAGAAGTAGTCCAGGAAATGTTTACTAATTCTTCCATCAAGGTTCCCTTCACTTCGCTTCCTGAAACAATAATAATCTTACGCTGGAGATTACAGATTGGTTCAACTACCAAATTGCGGCGCTGGTAACCGTATTCGGTATCAAGTAAATAAGACCGGCAAGTTGTTTTCAAAATTTCGGAGCAAGCATTCAAGATGTTAGTCTTATTTGTATGGAACACCAAGCTTAGAATAAACGGATCAGAAGACACTGGGGAAGTTACAGAGTTAAAAGCTGTGTTTGCAATAGACACGCAACATGCCTCAAAC